AGTAGGGTCTGGAATTATTTCGGGATACGAAAATGAACATAATGTTGGTTGGGCTGGTAATGATGGTTTTCTTTCAGCAGGTAAATATATTCAAGATAGTAAGTACTATCAATTATTTTCTTACGTTATCACTTCTGGTCATTCAATTCATAATTGGCGAGATGTTGTAAAACAAACAGTTCATCCAGCTGGTATGGCAATGTTTGGTAATGTACAATTGATTAGTACTGCATCTACTAGATTAAATGCATACACATTTGATGATGCACCAAAACAAGATTATACAATTATTTTTCACGAAGGTTCTATTCAACCGCCTGTTATTGTTCAACTACCAGTTGATTCATGTGAAGGAGTCCGTGAATTTATTTTCATGTCGGATGCGATGAATGATTATCTATCTGTACTTGAAGATATTGCTGAAATACCAAATCCAAATGAGGATTGGGACTTAGTTAGTCAACCAGTTACAGAAACAGCTGATTGGGGTAATGTTACTACTTCTACATTCTTTTTAAAACCAACAATATGTCAAACATATATTAGTGTATTAGGAATGCAATTTCTCAAAGATTTAAAAGGCTTAGATGAGTATTTATATATAAGCCTTGGTGCAACTAGATTTGAAGAATTTGGATTATTGACAGAAGGAGAAACACAAGAAGGTGACGAATTAGGTAATCTTACAGATGAAATTATACTTACAACGCAGTTAAGATTAGGACCATTAAGAAGAAAATTAGATTATTGGAAATTTAGAAAACAGGGTGGTTATTCACAAGGCGATACTGGGGGAACAGGAAGTCCTGTAGGAACAGAATCAGGAACTGCTATTACACCTTTCTTAGGTGAATTAATATTTGACTGGAAACATTTAGGTGGTATGAAGCAAAGAAATGTAACAAATGCAGTAATTACACAATGGGATCATGCTGTGATTTCTGACGTATCTTATGGATATACTACAACAGCAGATTTTCTTACATATGTATATGGAACAGCAGATCAAGTATTACCACCATTGTATACTGGTGGACCAACATTACAGTGGTATCAACCTGGTGGTAATCCATCATAAAAAGTATTATAAATATTAGAAATAAAAAGATGAGGAAAAAAAATGTCTGCTATAATCAATAACAGTTTTAGAAAATATAACGCTGATAACTTTATCAGCAGTTTTGCTAATAATAATGTATATTTGACCATTGGTAAAAATACTCCATGGGCAGGACCAAGTGTTGGGGAATACCTTGAGGATGCACCTAATGATGCTACAGTTCCTGTTCCTCTTGATACTGCAGTATCGTATTATAAAAATCATGATGATTTAATTGCAGTTAAAAAGGTTAGTCCAGCAGATATTTCTCATGTAATTAAAAGAGTCAATTGGACAACTGATACGGTATATGCAGAATATGATCATTTACAAGATGATATGATTGATGGTGTTTTACTAGACTTAAATGGTCAACCATCTAACTCAGGAACATTGACAGACTTTTTTGTAATGAGTAGTTCTTTTAAAGTATATAAGTGTATTAGTAATTATGGTGGTTCATTATCAACGGTTGAACCTACAACTACTAACTTAAATATTTTTGAAACTTCAGATCATTATAGATGGAAATTTATGTTTGAAGTTCAACAATCCGATGTTGTTAAATTTGTAACGAGTGATTGGATTCCACTTACAGCACCAGCTAATGCTATTTCTAATCCTGAACAAGCTGCTGTAGAAAACGCCGCAGTTGATGGAGCTATAGAACATATTAAAATTTTAAATGGTGGAACATTATATAAAAATCATACAGGAAATTCAGTTTCATCAACCATCAATACAATCAAGTTAACATCTGGTACTGGACAAGCATGGGAAACCAATCATCAGACTGATGATTATTATAATGATATGACAGTCTATATTAGAGCAGGTAAAGGTGTTGGTCAGTTAGTAACAATAACTGATTATGATGGAGCAAACGAAACAGCAACAATTTCTCCTAACTGGACTGGTGCTTCTACATATCCTGACACGACAAGTGTATATGATGTTATGCCTGCTATTACTTTGGCATCTATAGATAATAATACTGGTACTGCTCATGTTTCAAGAGTTAACCAAGTAACAGGAGCTATTGAAGCTGTAAGTATGAAAACAGAAGGGTCTATATATCGTTCAGCAACTACTACTGTAACTAGTGGTTTAAGTGCAGGTGGGACAGTTGCGATATTAAAAGCAATGATTAGTCCACCGGGTGGTCACGGATCAGATTCAGTTAGAGAATTAGGAGGAGCATTTGTAATGTTAAATAGTCGTTTAGTTGGTATTGAAGGTGGTGACTTTCCTGTAGGAGATGATTTTAGAAAGGTACAACTTTTAGTTAATCCTTTACTAGTAGATGGAGTTACTCCGGCAACGAGTAATGTTTATCAAAAATCAGAACTAAAGACAGATACAGGTAGTATCCTTTATTCAGAATTTAGAGGACCAATTAACAGAGCATCAGATTCAACCGAAGATATAAAAATCGTTTGTGAATTTTAAGTCTAATAAAAGGAAACTGTAAATGACAAATTTCAATATAAATGTTAATCAAAGTCCTTACTTTGATGATTATGATGAAACTAAAGATTTTCATCAGATATTATATAAAGCAGGATTTCCTGTTCAAGCACGTGAACTTACGCAAGAACAGACTATTTTAAGAAATCAGATCAAACGATTTGGGAATCATATTTTTCAAGACGGTTCTAAAGTTACTGGTGGTGATATTACTCTTAATCTGGAATATGAATATGTAAAATTACAAGCATTATATAATGGAGTAAATATTAAGGTTGGTGATCTTGTAGGAAAAACTGTATACGGTACAACATCAGGTTGTCGTGCTATTGTTTTAAATAGTTCTGTAAATGATCTCGATACTGGAGAACCGGATACTATTTTCGTAAAATATATTTCTGGATCATCAGTTACTACCGAAGTACAAGGTATTACTATAACTGGGCAAGGTATTGGATATATTATACCACCAACAGTTGCTATAACAGGTGGTGGTGGATCAGGAGCTTCTGGTATAGCAGTACTTGGTACTGCTGGAGAAGTTTTAGGAGTTAATGTAACAAGTAGAGGATCAGGATACACTTCTGCACCTACTGTAGGATTTTCTGGTGGTAGTGGTTCTGGTGCAGGTGCTACTGCAAACATAAATACTTCAGCAATATTTTCACCCGCTGAACGTATTGTTTCAACTAATTTAGCAGTTACAGTATTTGCACAAGAAACTAGTGCAACAGGTAGAGGATCTGCTGTTTCTATTGATGATGGAGTGTTTTATATCCAAGGTAATTTTGTTCGTAATGGTCCTCAAACAATTGTTTTATCAAAATATAGTGATAGACCAACAACGAAAATCGGTATTGCAGTATCTGAAACAATTGTAGACTCTGGAGCAGATTCTACTCTGTTAGATAATGCACAAGGGGCATATAATTTTTCTGCACCTGGTTCTGATCGTTTGAAAATTTCTTTAAAATTAATTACAAAATCTCTTACTAGTGTAGATGATTTAGATTTCTTTGAAATGTTGAGAATTAATGATGGTCTTATACAAAAAGATTTTAGAAGACCAATTTATTCAGAATTAGAAAAAACATTAGCTAGTAGAACTTATGATGAATCAGGAAATTATACTGTAAGATCATTTAATATTCAAACTAAAGATCATAAAACTGATGATACAAAATTTGTAGTTCGTATTGATCCTGGTAAAGCTTTCATTGAAGGAAAAGAATATGAAACATTTACTGGTACTGATATTACAATTGATAAGGCTAGGACGTTTACGACTGTAAACAATTTTGATAGGTTGATGCAGTATGGTAATTATGCTGTTATTAAAAATTTGAAAGGATTATTTAATATATCTGACCATTCTTCAATTGATTTACATAATGTACCTTCTTCATCTATTGTTTTAACAGATGATACTACTTATGCAAGTACAAAAATTGGAACGGCAAAAGTTAGAAATATAGATTATGTTAATACTGGAGTTTTTAATTTATATATTTATGATATTATAATGACTTCTTCTGGCTTTTCTGCTGTTGATTCATTCTTTATTCCAGTTGATGCATCAACAACACCTGTTGTTGAAATTTCTTCCTGTGATATAGATGAAACTGGTCGAGTAGGAGGAGTATCATCTGGTGCTGCAAATATGTATGAAACAAATCAAAATAGTTTAGTATTTCCTTTATCACAAAAAGTTATTAAAACAATTCGTGATGATGTTGGTACTATTGATACGAGTTTTAAAACAAGAAGAGTATTTGAAAATGTTGTTTTTGCAACTGGTATAACGACCATAACAACAACAGGTAATACCGAAACATTTTTTGGAACAGGTACTTTAAGTGATACAAATAAATTAGAAGGATATCTTGTAACAGTTAAGACGGTTGGAACTTCAGGATATACGGTTGGTCAGGTTATAGACTTTACTGGTGGTAGTCAAACTATTACTGTTAATCCACCTAATAATACTACTGTAGCTTTTGATACTGGTGGAACTAGTAATTTTACAGCTGATATTATAGCAACAATTAATTTAGATGGAAAACAAGAAAAATCAAAAACTTTGGTTAAGATTTTATCAAAGACTGTTGCTACACCAAATACTGTTAACGGTGCATATGATAGTTTAGATGTAGCTGATTGTTTTAAAATTCATGCGATATATGATTCTGGTGATTTGGTAGTTGCGCCGATAATTGATTCGTTTAATTTAGACAATCCTTCTAATGATGCAATGACAGTAGGAGAAATTGTTATTGGTGATACTTCTAATGCCACCGGAAGAGTTGTTTCAAGTGTAATTGGTGCAGCTTCGCTTCAATATATTCCTATAACAGGAACCTTTGTACCAGAAACTATAACAGGAGCAACAAGTGGAGTTACAAAAACTGTATCTCTTGTCGTAAATGGTCATACAGACGTAACATCACGTTACGAATTAGATACCGGGATGCGAGATAATTTTTATGACCATGGTCGAATAAAATTAAAAAGTGGACAAATTGCTCCTTCTGGACAGATCACAATTCTATTTGATTATTTCACTCATGTTGGTGTTGGTTATTTTTCAGTTGATTCATACTCTTCAGTTGATTATAGTATGATACCAGCCTATATCAGTCCTACTACAGGTCTTTCATTTGAACTTAGAGATTGTGTTGACTTTAGACCAAGACGTACTGATGGTGGAACCTTAATGCAAAATATTGAGTTACCTGTTCCAAATACAAATTGGTCAGCTGATTATAGTTATTATTTACCAAGGACTGATTCGGTATATTTAAGTACGATAGGAACATCAGCAAGAGAAGTTATTGCTGAAGACGTATTTGGAAATAATAAAGGTATTCCTTCATTACAACAAACTCCACCATCACGGATGGATGGAACAATGGATTTGTATCGAATAAAAATTCCTGCGTATACATTTAAGGCGAATACTGTAGGAATAGAATATATTGAAAATAAACGATATACTATGCGTGATATTAGTAATCTTGAAAAACGCTTAAGTAATGTTGAATATTATACTTCTCTATCTTTATTAGAAAGAGCTACAGAATCATTAGTTATTAAAGATGGTGCTGGATTAGATAGATTTAAAAGTGGAATATTAGTAGATGAATTTAGTGGTCATTCTGTTGGTAATGTGTTTAGTCCTGATTATAAATGTTCTATTGATTTTCAAGAAAGATATTTACGACCACCATTTACACAAAATCTAACAGATATTGATTTTAATTCTACAGATTCAACACAGATACAGCGAACAGGTGATTTAATTTCACTTCCTTATTCTAGTGAAGTATTTATTGATCAACCATTAGCAAGTAAATTTATTAATGTTAATCCTTTTGCTGTAGTTGCGTGGATTGGTATTGTGGAGTTAACTCCACCAAATGATAACTGGATTGATACTAATACTCGACCAGAAGTTGTTGTAAATTTAAATGGTGAAAATGATGGTTGGGAACAAATGATTGGTTTCGGTTTTGAAAGTCAATTTAATAGTTGGGAAACAATAGGAACAGGAAGAACACTTAGATCAACGACAAGAGGAACGACAGCAGCAGAAAGACGTGGTGCGGGAAATGGACAATCACTAAGGAACCAAACTGAAACACTTTCATTTCAACAAGGATCAATAGAACGTGCTGAAATAACAGGTACAGAAACAGTAAGAAATGAGATTGGTGATAGAGTTACCGATGTGTCTATTATTCCTTTTATACGAGCACGAGATGTAGCTGTTAATGTAACTGGAATGAAACCTTTAACACAGGTATATCCATTTTTTGATGGTGATGCTATTTCAGCATATTGTACACCTAGTGGTGGTGTAATAGGTGATCCACTTTATACTGATGAATCTGGTTCATTAGCAGGTGTGACTTTTTCTCTTCCAAATTCAGATACTTTAAGATTCAGAGTAGGTGACAAACAATTTCTTTTACTTGATAATGCAGCAGGAGATTTAGTAACTGCTAGCACACGTGCTGAAATAATTTATCAGGCAAGTGGTTTATTACAACAAAGAGAGAATGTAGTTATTTCTACAAGAGTCCCAAGAATTGAAAGGAGAACTAGTAGAGAATCAAGAGCTGTTATTGATACAAGTGTTACGTTCTTTACTCCTCCACCTCCACCTCCACCAAGAGATCCTTTAGCAGAAACTTTCTTTGTAGATGGAACTATATATCCAAATGGTATATTTCTTTCAAGTGTTGATATATATTTTAAGAGCAAAGATACTAATAAGATTCCAGTAACATTGGAAATCAGAACTACTAATAATGGTTATCCATCTACTGTAGTAGTTCCGTTTAGTGATATATCAAAATTACCAGATGATATAACTACTAGTGAAGATGCATCAGTATCAACAAACTTTTTGTTTGATAAAGGATTAGTATACTTACAACCTGGTGAATTTTCTTTTGTTATTCTTTCAAATAGTTTAGAGTATGAGGTATTTCTTGCAGAGTTAGGTGACAATATTATTGGAACGACTAGAAAAGTTTCTGAACAACCATATGTTGGATCATTTTTTAAATCACAAAATGCATCAACTTGGACAGCAGAACAAAATCAAGATTTAGCTTTTAGAATTAATAAATGTGCTTTCTCGGTAGCGGATTTCTCTGAAGCGGTATTTAAAAATCAGATAGTTCCTACAGAGTATAAATCTAACATTATTCAGATTGTCCCAAGAGAACTTATCACAAGTGGTACTAGTATTACTTGGGGTGTTAAAATGACAGATGTTGTAAATGATACATTAGATACTACATTCTTTCAAATAGCACCACAGTCAAATCTTGCATTAGAACGACAAAAGAAAATTACAACCTTGTCAGGTAGTTATATTTCGGCTGCTCAATTCGCGTCAGGTTCAAAGCACATTTCACCTATTATTGATCTTGCAAGAAATAGTGTAGTTACAGTTGAAAATATTGTTAATAATGTTGCAACAAATGAAACAAATGCAGAAGGTGGAGATGCATTCGCTAGATATATGACTAGACGGGTAAATCTTAAAGAAGGTTTTGATGCTACATCATTGAAAGTTTATCTAACGGCTAATAGACAGGAAGGAACTATGCTGAAAGTCTATTATAAAATTTTGTCTCAATTTGATCCAGAAGTTTTTGGTGATAAACTTTGGACTGAAATGTTAGAAAAAACAAATATGAATAATATTTCTGCTGATGATTCGATTGAAGAATATTTTGAAATTGAATATGAACCTGTTGGTAACAGTACAGATTATACTTTAAATAGCGTTACATATGATAGTTTTAAAACTTTTGCTATTAAAATTGTAATGTTGTCTAGTACTACGACCAGAGTTCCATTAGTTAAAAATTTAAGAGCTATTGCATTAGCGTAAATTATGGATAAATTTATTAGAGATAAAAAATCTAAAGCAGTTTTACAAACGGATCTATCTGGTTTAGATAGATATAAAATGTTAAGACAGCAAAAAATAGAAGAACAGACTGATATAAATACTATGAAAGAAGATATTATCGAACTTAAAGCAACTGTAAAAAAAATTATAGGACAATTAAATGGCTAAAATTGTAAGAAGACGAAGAGGATCGACAATAGAACATTCGGCCTTTACAGGTGCTGAAGGTGAAATTACTATTGATTTAGATAAAGATACTATAGTAGTACATGATAATATTACATTAGGTGGATTTCCTGTAGCAAGAGAAGACTTGAGTAATGTTGATTTATCAAATAAAATTGGTGTTGCAGAATTAAATTTACCAGAAGGAACTTCTGGTCAGTTTTTATCTACAGATGGAAATGCTGGTCTTTCTTTTGAAACAATAGATGTTAGTCTTTCTGCAGTTGGAGGAGATGTTTCTGGTACTGTTGCTAATATTCAGCTTAATGCTAATGTAGTGACTACAATAGAATTACTTGATGCTTGTGTTACAGAAGCTAAAATATTAGATGATTCTATAACATCGCCAAAAATTGCTGATGGTGCTGTTGGTATGTCGGAAATTAATGTATCAGATGGTACATTAGGACAAATAATGACAACTAACGGTGCTGGTGGGTTGAGTTTTAGTGATTCTATAACAGAAATTATTATTATACCAACTCCAGGTCAAATGAGTTTTACTGGATTAACTTATATTGCAGGAAGAATGGCAGTATATTTAAATGGTATTAAGATGCTTAATGGAACTGATTTTGTTGCTAATGATGGAACTACTTTAGCACTAACACAACAAGTCTCAAGTAGTGATAGAATTGAACTTCAAATATTTGCTTAAGGAGAAAATATAAATGTCAAAAGCGAGAGAAATTGCAGATTTACTTGACGATGGTGGTGATGTTGTTATGGAAGCGTTAGATAATATTCCAGCTGGATCCACACCTGATTGGAATACATTATTAAATAAACCTGTTTTAGCACCATCCGCAACAACAGACACAACAAATGCAGATAATATTAATAGTGGTACAGTTGGAGTTAGTAGATTAGGTAGTAATGTTGGAAGTTCTTCAACATATCTCAATGGCGACGGAACATGGACATCAAATTGTACTAATCATTGGAATTGTAACTCAAGTATTCCTAGTAATTGTTCTGATTGTAATGGTAAAGTTGTTAGTGCTGGTGGTAGTACTAGTGTAGCTTACGGTGGGTCTTTGAGTATAAATGCAGCCGGAACTGCAATTTCTTTGACTGCAGGTGTCTGTGCATGTGCATGTGCATGTAATTGTTAATGAAAGGAGAAATGATAAATGTTTAAAAAGATATACGATAGTTTATCGTCTGAAGTCCACATAGAAATTTTATTAAGTGATGATCTAGTTTGTATAAAAACTTGGCTGGAATTGACAGAAGCACAATACCTGGATAATGGAGATAACCCCGAAGGAGTTGGTTGGGAAAATTTAAATAAAGATAATGTTGATCGAAGTTTAACGGTACCAAATATTTCTTATATGGTATGGCCTGAAGATGTAACAGGTGTTTATCATACAAGACTACCAGTATGTAGAACCTCTGGAGAAAAGAAAAAGGGAGAAGATTTTCTTCCGAATATTCCTGCTGAAATTCGTAATACATATACGAGTAAATTAACTGGGAAATATTTTCAAGTTATTTGTTATAGTTGGATTGATCCTACAGATCCATCAATTATGAGTGGTGAACTTACTGATGCAGCATGTTGGTCAATTGGCGTTCACTATGATGGATATTTATCACCCGCCTGTAATACAATTCCATATACCATTGATACAAAAGCACATCCTTTAAGAGAGTCTAGGCGTCAACAAACACCTGTTACGTTGATGTTATATCAACCATTTAAAGATGATAAATTTACTGATTGTTCAATGACTTTAAAATATAACAGAGGATATGGATTTAGTACTAATGTTCTTACTGGATGGACTAAAGGTAGTGGGTATAATTACTTAGATCAAATGTTAACTGCATTTCCAAAGTTTGTAATTACAAGTGGTGGTGGAACTATTGATGCTGATGGAACTGATACCGTTGAATTTAAAATGACTGATGTAGATGATAATACTATTGATAAAAATACTACTGTTTATCTTGACAATACTGGTGGATATCTACCGAAGAAACGTGTTACAATTACAAACGGTACGGGATCATTTAAAGTTAAAGCTTTAGGTTTAGAATCTACAGATACATTTAAAGTAAAAATAGGCTTTAGATCACTAACTGGTATGAAAGATGTTGATTATACTGTAAATTAAATCAACTTCTTCCTTACATCATGGTTCTGGCTTTGTTATACTTTATATGTGGTGGACTTAGAGATCAAATAGATACATTGATAATATATTAATACTTTAATAGCTTAATCATGAAAGCAACTGATATGGAGAATATGATGAAAGATGAACAGCCAGAACATATAGCATTTTATGCTAATAGAAAGCATGATGAAGAGGATACTAGAATATCTCCTTTAGATGATTTTTCAAAAATAGATCAGTTGTGGTCAAGTCCTTTTCTTGAATCAGATACACAACTTCCACCAAAAATGTGTACTGATCTTTGTAATGTTCTTATACAAAAAGAAGTAGCAATGTCTGAGTTGAAAGAAAAAGAGCCACAGTTTTATTCAATGGCGGAATCAAAAGGATTTTATGCTACTACTCACTATAATCTTTTTAGTGATAAAGACTTAGAAGAATTTCCAAATGAAAAACAATCTATTTTAGAATTTGAAAATATAGCATGTCAGCAGATTCGTTATTATATTCGTAAAGGTTGGGGTGTACAACAAGCAGATGATATGGTCATTGAGGGAAGATGTTTCGGTAATGTACAAGAGTCTGGGGCAAGAACTTATCCACATTACCATCAAGATACAGATGGTGTATTAGTTCATTATTTAAAAATAGGTGATACAGATGTTGATCCTTCAGAACAATTGCAACATGGTAATGAAAAATCACCACGACACGGGATGCATCAAATATTATTTCAAGATCCCAGACCGTCTATCAATTATCCATATTGGGAAAAAATTCATGCAGTAACACCTAGAGTTGGATTAACTTTAATTCATCCAAATTATGTTTGGCATGAATCAAATCCGTGGTTAGGAAAAGGTACAAGAATTTGCATCGTTGTTAATTTTAGAATTATGTCACACGGATATAATGAATTAAGTAAACCCTTTCGAGGATAGATTATGGCACAATTTAAATTTTATTTAGAAAAACAAAAAGATAACAGCGAACTAATTTTAGATTATGATAATGAAACATCAGAGTTACGATATGAGAATGGTGATATTGTAGTACCACAAAATACGTTTAAAGATTTTAAACCATCTTGGAAGATGGATGAAGGAAAAAGAGATTTAACAAAAATAAAAATACAATTAGGACTTAAATGTAATTATTCATGTGAGTATTGTTCACAAAGATTTGTTCCACGTAATCCAGATGATACTTATAAACATGACGATGAAGACGAAAATACAGTAGAAGAAATTTCTAACTTTGTTAAAAGATTTGATAAAGTAACAATTGGAAAAGAGTTACATTTTGAAATGTGGGGTGGTGAACCTTTTCTGTATTTTCCAAAAATGAAATTGTTAACAGAACAACTTCATGAGAAGTATCCAGAAGCAACATATAGTGTTATCACAAATGGTTCTTTATTGAATGATGAAATAATTAATTTCATTCAAAAGTATAATTATTCTGTTTCAATTTCACATGATGGTGTTGGTCAAAAAACAAGAGGACCAGATCCTTTAGAAGATACGGAAAAAAAGAAATGGCTTTTTAAATTACGAAATCTTTTAATTCCTGGTAATAGGTTTTCTGTTAATGCCATGATTCATAAAGATAATGATAGTCGATCAGAAGTTCAAAGATGGATACGAAATAATTTTGGAGTAGTTCCTATAGGTGAAGGTGGTACAGTTGATGCATATGATGAAGGTGGACTGAGTATGTCATGGAAAACTAATGAAGAACATATTCAATATAGACGTAAATCATTTCGTGAAATAATGGGTAAAAAAATAGAGCAGTTTACAATACTACAACAAAAAATTACTGGTTTCGTAGATTCATTAAAAGAACAAAGACCATCTGCATCTTTGTTACAAAAATGTGGAATGGAAGAACCTTCTACAATGGCAGTTGATCTTAATGGTAATGTTACTACTTGTCAAAATGTAACTGTATCTTCTGATAATCCTGCAGGACTGTCTCATCATATAGGACATATGGATGATATAGAAAATGTTAATATTAAAACAGGTACTCATTGGTCTGATAGAGAAGATTGTCCTAAATGTCCAGTATTACATTTGTGTCAAGGAAGTTGTTTATTTTTAAGTCCGGGATCAGATGAATGGAAGGCTTCATGTGATAATGCATATAGTGATAATGTTGTTTGGTTAGCGGCTTCTTTATTTGAAATTACTGGTCACATTTTGTATAAGATTGAAGGAGAACATCCTATAGATCGACATGATATATTTGGGTTTGAAGCAAAAGAAGTAGTGCATGTTTAATAACTGTTATAAATAATACAATAGAGTAAATAAATTATAGGCGGAAAAGAACATGGCAAAATTAGTTCAAAGACGAAGAGGTACTACTGTAGATCATGTCAACTTTATTGGTGCTGTTGGTGAAATAACAGTTGATACTACTAAAAATACTGCTATAGTACATGATGGATCAACAGTAAAAGGTTTCCCTCTTGCATTAGAAAATATGTCTAATGTTGTTGGATCACCAGTAGGTGGTGGTGTTGGTATAACACAATTAAATGTTAATGATGGTAGTGCTAATCAATTATTATCTACTGATGGTTTTGGTAATCTTTCTTTTGCAACGGTTGAAATTAATGTTTCAAATCAATCAGTTGGTGGTGATGTTACTGGTATTGTAAGTAATATTCAAATAAGAAGTAATGTTGTAGGTGTTAATGAAATAGATGTACTTGAAGGATCTCTTGGACAAGTGTTAACTACTGATGGTAATGGTGGATTAACATTTACGTCTAAATCAAATGTTAGTGATGCTCCAGTTGGTGGAGATGTTAGTGGTACAATTTCTAATATTCAAATAAATGCTAATGCTGTTAGAACAAATGAAATTATAGATAATGCTGTTACTAATAGTAAGTTAGCTGTTAACTCTATTAGTACAATAAAAGTTATAAATTTAAGTATTACAGCAGATAAGTTATCAGCAGATGCTGTTTCTACTATAAAGATTGTTGATGGTGCTGTAACAAATGCTAAAATTGATACAGTTGATGCCAGTAAGTTAACAGGTGCACTTCCAGCAGTAGATGGTAGTAATTTAACTAATCTTCCTTATGATACGTCTTTTGCTGCTGGGTATGATACAGATATGGTACCAGAAGATTTAGTTAACAATGGTACTTATGCTGAAATGGTTATGTCTAGGAATGGAACATTTGTTGGTGAAGTAGGACATGTTGATGTACAACCTACCGGTAGTCCACTTATCTGTGATATATTAAAAAACGGAGTATCAATTTATTCTACTAAACCACAATTTGCTATTAGTACAGCAGCTATGACTCCTGGTATAATATCTTCAACTTCTGAAGGTTTTCTGTCTGGTGATACAATAACATTTAAGGTTACACAAATAGGTAGTGGAACTGCAGGTCGCGGCCTTCGATTCACATTAAACGGAAAAGGTCCTTCATAAATGGCTCATTTAGCACCACAGTTTATAGGTAGACGTGGAGGAGTAAAAGGAACTTTTGGTGGTGACATATCTTATTACAGTTCCTGGAAAATTCATACATTTTCTACAAGTGCAACATTTACTTATCTTGATAGTAGTTCTGGTACGTTAAATGGTGCACTACTTCAAATTGCTGGAGGCGGCGGTGGATCTGGAGGTCAGGGCGGTGGTGGTGCTGGAGGTATGGTTGTAACGCCTACTTGGATTATTACACCAGGTGAATATAATATGGTTGTTGGTGGTGGTGGTTCTCAAACAACAATTGGTTTTAATAGTAGTATTGGAGTTCCTGGTATATCAGATGCTATTGGTGGTGGATATGCTAATGGTCCAGGTGGTTCTGGTTCTGGAGGAGGAACTTCAGGACAAGGTGGTGGTACTGGAACTGCTGGTCAAGGAAATAATGGTGGCGGCGGATCAAATTGTGGAGGAGCAACTGGAGGTGGTGGTGGAGGTGGTGCTGGAGCTGCTGGAGCGGGCGCAAATGGATTTGGTGGTTGTCCAGGATGTGGTGGTTGTAATGGGGGTGGATCAGGAGTAGGTGGTGCTGGTTTATCGAATAGTATTCAAACTGGTACTGCTATATGGTATGCTGGCGGTGGTGGAGGTGGAGGTGGTAATACAAGTGGTAATAGTGGAAACTCTGCTGGAGGAGTAGGTGGTGGTGGAAATACTGGAGCATCACCAGGAGCTGCAGATGGAGGAGATGGTTTGGGTGGCGGTGGTCATGGTTCAGGAAGTGGGGCAACTGCCGGCACTGGGGGGAGTGGTGTAATCATTATAAGGGTACCGAATATATTTGTATAAGGAATTTAAATGTCATATTTTGCAAAAGTTATAGATAATAAAGTTGTTAATGTAATAAAAGCTGAACAAGATTTCATAGATAAATATGATGATGGTTTAGGTGGTGAATGGATTCAGACTTCTTATAATACATATGGTGGAAAACATTACGATAGAACTGGTGTAGAAGATGTTAAACCAGCATTAAGATATAATTATGCTGGTTATGATTTTACATATGATAAAGAGAAAGATGCTTTTATTCCTCCAAAACAATATCCAAGTTTTGTATTAAATGAAACAACAATGCGATATGAACCTCCAATCCCTTATCCAACAGGATTGAATGGTGGACCAAATAGATTTGTTTGGGATGAACAACATTATATTGAATATGGTGAGTGGTTAGATATGTGGGATACCTCAGATGCTTTATCACAACATAATCCAGATTCAAAATATTATTTGGAAGATGTTATTAAGTATGAAGATCCTAATTATGAATTTGATGATCAATCTTATAAATGGTAATACATGGCTACAGCAGAAGAACATAAAAATAGAATGACACAAGCAGAACGTGAAAAGAAAATGACATGGGAAGAAATTCGTGATGATTCTATTAGTAAATTAAAAGATTTAGTATCAAGTGTAAGTAGTGGGTTTATAGAAAAAGAAAAACAAGCTGCACGATATAAAATATGCGAAGAATGTCCAGAATTTAGAAAATCTTTAAGACAATGTAAATTATGTAGTTGTTTTATGCCAGCAAAAACATTGTTTAACAAATCTATATGTCCTAAAGGTTATTGGACGTAGGAAATATAGTAGTATTATAAAGGGGAAAATTAATGCCATCAGCAATATCGGTAAACGTAACAGATACATTTGAACAATGGCGCATAAAAACAAATCAAATTAGTATAGATGTTTTTGATGCTATTAGAAATATAGATGAAGATGCTACTCCTCGTTTGGGTGGTGATCTATATTTAGATAATTCGGATGCGGCAAATCCCGGTTCATATGATATTCTTGGAACAGGTAATATTAATATCACAGGTACTATTACATCTAGTGGTGATATTAGTACGACTGGTGATTTAGCAGTTACAGGTGCTATTTCTGGTGCTCATTTTGGTGTTAATTCTACTAATGGTAATGTTACGGGTACTAATTGGTCTGTCGATGGACCTTCGGGTGATATGAACGCAATAACTTTTAAGGGCACTCTTAATGGTGTTGTTCATCCAATTACAACTGGTACAACTCAAGCAGCAAATAGTATGAATACAAGAATAGCAACAACTGAATATGTTGATACAGGAATTAATGCTATTTCTCTTAATTTGGCATCATTGACTGATACTACAGTCACTGCTCCAGCACATCAACATCTTTTAATGTATAACAGCGGTACTAGTAAATGGGAAAATCAAACAATTTTAGGTGCTGGTGTACCTAATCAACAATTTACAGTAGCAATGGCTGTTGCACTTGGAT